GCTGGCAGCGGTGGCGTAAAGATTACAAATGGAGTTATTGATCTTAAAAATGGCGGATCAGACTCAAAAATTGTATTCTATTGCAGTGCTTCAAATGCCCATGCACAGACTCTGCAAGCTGCTCCACATTCATCCGCAGCTTCGAATACTCTAACACTTCCTGGTACAGGCACAATTCTTGCTACTCAAGACGGTACAGAAACTCTTACAAATAAGACTCTAACTTCTCCTGATATTAATACGCCTGATATTGATGGTGGTACTATTGATGGTACTACAATTAATGGTTCTGTAATTGGTGGCACTACGGCGGCAGCAGGTACTTTTACAAACTTAACTGCAAATGGTGCTATTGATATTGATGGCACTGGCACTAGCAACATGGATAATGTTATAATTGGTGCAAGTACGGCAGCCGCAGGTACTTTCACAGTTGCTAATGTTGATAATCTGACACTTGATGGCAATACTCTTTCAAGCACTGACACAAATGGAAATATTGTTCTTGATCCAAATGGAACAGGTACAATTGATGCAAGCTCTGCAAGAATTACAAGTGTTGCAGATCCAACAGGTGCTCAAGATGCTGCTACAAAAGCATACGTAGATGCTGTTAAGACTGGTTTAGATGTTAAAGCTTCTGTACGAGTCGCGACTACTGGAAACATTACAATTTCTACTGCTCTAAATTCTGGAGACACAATTGATGGAGTAACTCTTGCAAATGGTGACCGTGTACTTGTAAAAAATCAGACGAATGCAACTGAAAACGGTATTTATGTAGTAGCTGCAACTCCTGCTCGTTCATCGGATGCAGACTCAGCGGCTGAGCTTACTGGCGGTACTTTTACTTTTGTCGAAGAGGGTACTGCAAATGCTGATAGTGGTTATGTATTTACTCATAACGGTACTCCTACGCTTGGTTCGACAAATCTTACTGTATCTCAATTCTCAGGTGCAGGTCAAATTACGGCTGGCGACGGTCTCTCAAAAACTGGAAATACTCTTGATGTAAATGATGATAATATTACTCTCGAGATCAATGCTAACAATGTAAGAATTAAAGGAATCTCAGCAACTGCAGTGGGGGATCTTCTTATAGGTGCTGCATCAAATGGTGGTTATACTCGACTTGTAAAACCCACTTCTGATGATGCACTTCTTACTATGGGTACTGCAGGAACTGCTTCTTGGACAACAACACTTGATGGCGGCACGTTCTAATTTAGGAGTTTTTTGTGGCGCTTATAATCAAGCCAAAAAGAGGTACTTCTACACCCACTACAAGTGATATTGTAAATGGCGAGATTGCCATTGATACATCTGCACAGCTTTTATACATCAATGATAATGGTAGTATAAAAACAATTGGAGATGGTACTGGTAGTGCTGGAACTGTAACAGAAGCTTTTAAAACAATATCAGTTTCTGGTCAGTCCGATGTAGTTGCAGATACCGCTACGGATACGCTTACTCTTGTAGCGGGCACAGGTATGACGCTTACCACGAATGCAAGTGGTGATAGTATTACATTTGCATCAAGTGGTAGTACACAAAATCTTTTTGAGACAATTGCTGTATCCGGTCAGTCCAATGTAGTTGCAGACTCTGCTACTGATACATTGACTCTTGCCGCCGGCACCGGTATGACAATCACTACAGATGCAAGCACTGATACAATTACATTTGCATCAAGTGGATCTTATAGCGACTCTGATGTAGATACTCATTTAAATACAAGCACTGCAGCCACAAATGAAGTATTATCCTGGAATGGTTCAGATTATGATTGGGTAGCTCAAAGTGGATCAAATACAGTTTCTTATTTAGAAGCTGGAATGGTTGAGTATGAGTATACTGCCACTTCCAATCAAACTACGTTCTCGGGTTCAGATAGTAATAGCGCAACTCTTTCCTATACAGCAAACTCTATCATGGTATTTCTCAATGGAGTACTTCAAGATGATGGAGTTGATTATACTGCAACAAACGGCACTTCTGTAGTATTTACTTCGGCTCTCGCTGCAAACGACGAAGTTCGTATTATCACCATTGATACTGTTGCAAGCAGTAATACCTTAAGTGACCCAACAAAGCTTGATGCAATTACTACTGTTAATGCTCAGGCCGCATACAGTCTTACCTTAAATTCATCTGCGTATACTCCTTCTTCTCAAAATGCTCTTATTGTATCTCTTAACGGCATAACTCAGGAGCCTGGTGACTCTTTCACAATTTCTGGCTCTACAATTACATTCTCTCCTGCTCTTGTAACAGGCGATGTGGTTGACTATATTGTGGATATGGGTCGAGCTGTTACAATTGGTGAGTATAGCGGGGATTTAGAAGTTGGTGGAAATTTAGAAGTAGTAGGTACATTAACTAAAACTTCCGGCTCATTTAAGATTAGTCATCCATTACCTTCGATGGCTAATACGCACGATTTAATACACTCTTTTGTAGAATCACCGCAGCCAGATAACATTTACAGCGGGATGGTTACTCTTATTGATGGGTCTGCAACCATCAATATTGATACTGCCGCAGATATGACTGAAGGTACATTTGTACTACTCAATAAAAATATTCGAAGAACAGTTACAAATGAAGAAGGCTTTACAGCCGTCAAGAGTAGCTTATCAGGAAATATATTAACTATTACTGCTCAAGATAGCACTTGTACTGATGAAGTATTTTGGATGGTAATTGGCCAACGAAATGATGCTGAAATTAGAGCATTACATACTACAGATTCTGAAGGTAATTTAATAGTAGAACCAGAAAAGGGCTAGAATGGGCGAAACCAGATCGTAGTGAAGAAACAACAACTTCATACGATCCAGAAAATGCATTCCCAGACGAAGAATAACGGAGAGATAGGTGTCAAAATCTAAAGGAAGAAAACTAGCAGAATGGCTTCGTGGGCTAGAAACAGATACGTCTGGAAACATAAAAGCTGGTAGGGATACTTTTCGAGATGATTCAATTGAAACGTCTGCAATCAAAGACGGTCAGATTACTTTTGCAAAATTCCATAATGATGCAGTAATTACTGCATCAGAAGAAATTTCAACAAATGATGACGATAGTGCTCTTCCTACTGCTGCCGCCATAATTGACTATGTAGCAAGTCAGATTGAAACAAAAGATAACTCTGATGAAATTACAGAAGGCTCTACGAATCTTTACTTTACGAATGAAAGAGTAGATTCTCATCTCAATCAAAACACTGCTAGTACTGGCGAATACTTAAAATGGGATGGCACTGATTACGAGTGGGCAACAGTTCCTGCGGGATATACCGATTCTGATGCAGATGCTAGAATTACAGCGGCACTTATTGATGAAGATAATATGGCATCAAACAGTGCTACAAGACTTCCTTCACAACAATCTGTCAAGGCTTATGTAGATGTAGAAGTCGCAGGAGTTGTAGACTCTGCTCCAGCAGCATTAAATACACTCAATGAATTAGCAGCAGCTTTAGGTGACGATGCTAACTTTAGTACTACAACTTCAGCAGCATTAGGAAATCGTCTGCGAGTTGATACTGCTACACAAGGTTTGAGTGGAACACAACAAGCAAACGCAATTACCAATCTCGGAATTACAGCGACAAAAGCCGAACTGAATTATGTAGATGGTGTTACGAGCAATATTCAGACACAGCTTGATGCAAAAGGCACATCATCGTTTAGCGGCGCATATACTGATTTAACAGGTAAGCCAACTATTCCGTCGAATAACAATGAATTGACGAATGGCGCGGGATATATTACGAGTTATACCGAAACAGATACACTAGATTCAGTAACAGACCGTGGCGCTACGACTACCAACGCGGTAACGGTAGGTAACTTAACTTCGACGGGCATTGACGATAACGCCACAAGCACTGCGATTACAATTGATAGCTCGCAGAACGTTGGGATTGGTGTAACAGATCCTGACGCCCCACTGGAGATAATGTCAGGAGTGGTAGACACCGAAGTGCTGAACCTTCGCGGCTTCAACGCAGGACGGGGACTGAATGTCTCTATCAGCAACGAGGGCAGCGTTACGGATTCCCTTGTTGACTTCAACAACGAATTGTCCAACGGTAGGCTGTCGTTTTCTCTGGGCGGTTCTGAGAAGGCTCGCGTCCACTCCAATGGCAACTTTGGCATTGGTGCGCCTACCCCCTCGTACACCCTGTCGTTAGACGCACAAGAACAGTCAGAGGGGACATACATTGGGTTAGAAAATGCGGCAACCAACTTTCTGAGCACTGAGTGGGGCGGGCTTCTTGTAGACTCTGCCGACGCTTCGGGCGCTGGCGCTGGAGTCAAAGGTTCTATTCGCGCCACAAGTCCGGGAAGCAACGGCTCGCAGGTCGGGTGGGAGTTTAACGTAGGTTCCTCTGCCGGTAACGACAGGACTGCTGTCACTATCAACTCGGATCGCCGCGTAGGGATTGGTACAACTGCTCCCGGCACGAACCAACTGGCCATTAAGAACACTGGGAACGCTTACGAGTCAGGTCTGCGTGTGTTTTCCAACGACGACGCAGCTAACTGGGCGCGGGTGGACCTGAAGAACGAGAACGCAGCCGATTCTTTCATACTCTATCAGGATCAAGCAGGTAACACGGGGATTCGCAACGACGTATCCTCCCCCGACACTGGCAAAGTGATGACATTCATCGCCGGTAATGATGTTGACGGCACCTTCAAGTTTGAGACATCAGTAGGTGAGGAGGCGCTCCGTATCAACACCGCCGGTAACGTGGGAATCGGTGGGATCACCCCCTCCTACCCGCTTCACGTAGCCTCCAACAGTTCTGGCGGCACTTTGATGCTGAACGCTGATACGTCAGCCGGTAACTTCGGCACCATCGCGCTTCGTCAGGAAGACGGCACCACCGAGAACGGGAAGATCGTGTGGAACAACTCTGCTGTAAACATACGCGCCAACAGCACCACGGCGCTGACGTTCAGCACATCAGGCGCGAACGAGCGTATGCGCATCACCTCCAGCGGTAACGTTGGCATTGGTGACTCAACACCAGACGCAGGATTAACAGTCCACAAAAGCACTGGAGCAGTAATCGCAACCAGCAACATTCCTCGACAAACCTATACAAGCATTGGAAATCTTCAGGTATCGACGGCTGGCTCTGGCGGCATTTTGATTCACAGCGAAAGCACCACCGCAGACGGCGCAATTACATTCGGCGATGGCACGTTTGCTGGACGGATTACCTATGAGCACGACAATGACGCGATGACGTTTACCGCTGGCGCTACCGAGCGCGTCCGTATCACTAGCACCGGCAACTTGGGCGTTGGCGTGACCCCTACTGAGAAGCTTCATATCGCCGGTAACATCCTCGCGACTGGTAACGTCACAGGCTACTCGGATGAGCGACTCAAGTCGGACATCGAAACCCTCGACGGCTCCAAGGTCTACAACATGCGCGGCGTCTCGTTCGTGATGAACGGGCAACAGTCGTCTGGTGTAGTTGCTCAGGAACTTCAGAAGGTTGCGCCTGAGCTTGTCAACGACTCTAACGAGTACCTGTCAGTAGCGTATGGAAATATTGTTGGCTATTTGATTGAAGCTGTTAAAGACCTTAAAGCAGAAGTAGAGGAGCTGAAGAATGCCTCTTCAGACTAGCGGCTCAATTAGTTTAAACGATATTCACGTTGAGGCAGGCGGCACTAGTGGCACTCAGGCGTCTCTAAACGATTCTGATATTCGGGGCTTAACACCCGCGTCTGGAAAAACTATTAATACATCGCCTGGAACAGAGATAGACTTTGGTGATTTTTACGGTGCTAGCTCGGCTGCGTCTTTTGTTGGTTCTGCGACTTTAACTTATCAAAGACCAAGGGATTGGAATTCTAGTAACCCACTCAATATTACTGGCGCAGGGGTTCAAGCTGGAGACTTAGTTGTTATTGCTATTACTGCGAAGAGAAGGGGGCCGGAGTCTGGATACGAAATAACAGGTATGTCCTCTTTAAATGCTGCATTTGCAGCCCCTACAGCTAGAAATCCGCAATACGGTGTCTACTACGGAATATGGTCGTCTAACGATTCAAACCCGTATAGTTTAAGTACAAACAGTGGGAGTGACTATTACAGTCTAGTGGGGGCTGTTTTTAGAAATACCAATACGTCACTATTAGGTAGTAGCTCAACATCTGACTCTTCGGGAATGCCTAACCCACCTTCCCTTTCAAGCACTTCAGGCACTAAGTTAATTGTTGCTACGGGCCACTTGGATGATGACGGAGTGAATATGACTGCGGGAAGTGGGTATTTGCTAGCGGGAGCCACTTTTTTTAGCGGGACTTATAGATCGTCTACGGCGATTCAATACAAGATTACATCTACATCAACGACCGAAAACCCTCCAGAATTTGGCGGCACCTATAGTGACGCTTGGTTCGCCTCAACATTAAGATTTTAATGCGTGTAAAAATGCCACTAGCTGGATATTAGCTTTACCATAAAATAACAATAACAATAAAAGTAAAGGGGCTATTCAGCCCCTTCCTCTTCCGCTGCAACAGGTTCTGGTACAACTTGCTGTTGTGCCTGCTGTTGAAGTTTACTAATCACTCCCATACTTTGTTTTGCTGGAAGCTCTCCCAGTCCTCCAAGAATTATATTAATTTCTTGTAGAGATAGGTCAAGTTTGATACTTTCATTTGCCATAAGAATTCCTATTTAAAGATGTCTTGCCAGTTTCCGGTAGTGCTCGCGCGCGCATACTCGGTGGCACGGTTTTCAAAAAAGTTAGTATGCTCTACACCGTTTAACATATAGTCAAGCCAAGGCAGAGGGTTTTTCTCACTTCCAAAGATTTTCTTCATTCCTAAGCCAAGGAGTCTACGATCTGCAATATAACGAATATACTCTTTTACTTCTTCTGGTGTTAGCTCAGGTACTTCCGCACCTTCGAAACACAAATCAATAAAAGCATCTTCTAGCTCTACAGTACGCTCTGCCGCACAGTAGATTTCATATTTTAAATCATCATTCCATAGCTCGGGATTCTCTTGAATAAAAGTGCGGAATAGCTGTGACATACCTTCAACGTGCAATGTTTCATCACGAATCGACCAGGTAACAATCTGCCCCATACCTTTCATCAAGTTATGTCTTGGAAAGTTCAGTAGAATCGCAAAACTACTAAACAATTGTACTCCTTCAGTAAATCCAGAGTAAATTGCCATTGTTTTAGCGATATTCATTGGAGTATCCATTCCAAAATTGGAAAGATGCTCGTGCTTATCCATCATTGCTTTATGTTCAAAAAACTTTTGGTATTCGCCGTCACCAAAACCAAGAGTTTCTAGCAATAGTGAATAGGCTTCTTGATGCACTGCTTCCATTGCTGCAAAAGCAGATAGCATCATTCTTACTTCAGGCTGCTTAAATGTTGGCAGATAATGCTTGGCATACCCACAGCAAACATCTACATCAGCCTGCGTAAAAAATCGAAAAATCTGATTTATAAGTCGACGATTCTCAGGAGTCAACCTATCTCGATAATCTCGCAAATCATCAGCAAGATTGACTTCATCAGGAAGCCAGTGCATGTGTTGCTGAGTTTTATAATGTTTAAATGCCCACGGATAGTTAAATGGCTTATAATATTCTCTTTCTGCTAGTAAATTCATTAAATGCTCTCTAAGACTTCTTTCAAGTCGCTATACCCGCCTATCCAAGTATCTCCAATAAGTATTTGAGGTACTGTTTTGACTCCGGGAAATAATTCCATAAATTTTATCATATCTTGGCTTGCTTCGATACTTTCGATTTCAAACCCTTTACTTCTTGCCAGATCTTCCGCCAAATGGCAGAAGCGACAATCTTCTGTACCCCACACTGTTATTTTATCCTTCACAGGCAAGACACCCCTCTTCATCCATGCTTTCAAAGATATACTGTCGAAGAGCTTCGTCAGATACATTTTCAGCACGCTTATACGCCTCACTTCGTAGATAATACAAAGTTTTTACTTTCTTTTTCCACGCCATCATATGAATAGCATGAAGTTCCTGCTTTGATACATTTGCAGGGAAAAATACGTTTAGGGACTGACTTTGACAGATATGTTCTTGTCGATCGGCTGCAAAATCAATAATCCATCTTTGGTCAATCTCAACTGCGGTTTTGAAGACGTCTTTTGTAAAGTCGTCCAAAAACTCAAGATGCTGTACTGAACCATTGTTTGTAATAATGCTTTTCCATACTTCATCGTTATCTTCTCCTAGTTCTTGAAGAATGTGTTCCAAGTACTCATTCTTTTGTAAGCTGGAACCTGACTTAGTTTTCTGTGTAAATGCATTAGCTCGATAAGGCTCAATACTGGGACTAGTGTTACCACAAATGATAGAACTACTAGCATTAGGAGCAACAGCCAGCAAATGAACATTACGAACTCCATAACCTTCTGCGTCAGGAGCTTCACCCCTTTCTTCAGCCAATTTTCGTGTGGCATTCAGTGCCTCCGTTTTTATGTGACGAAACATTCTCATGTTTGCACTCTTTGCCATTACGCCTTCAAAAGGCACATGATGTCTTTGAAGATAGGCGTGAAACCCCATTGCTCCTAGCCCAATACTTCGTTCTTGCTCTGCGCTATGCTTAGCTCGCCATAACTCATTTGGAGCTTTTTCAATAAAGTGTGATAGTACATTATCAAGCATTGCAACTAGATCAGGAATAAAATGAGGGTCATGCTGCCACTCATCAAATTCTTCTAAATTTACACTTGATAGACAACATACTGCTGTACGCTCGTCGTCTGTCGCAAGAGTAATTTCACTACAAAGATTTGAGTGATGTACTTGTAGTCCTTTATCTTTCTGACACTGCGGCAAAGCATCCTGCACAGTATCCTTGAACATAATATAAGGCTCACCAGTTTCTACTCGATTCTGAATAAGTTTTACCCAAAGTGTTTTAGCAGACACAGTCTTTGTAACTCTGCCAGAATGAGGATCAATCAAGTCCCAGGAGTCATCAAACCCCTCTTCTCTCGTAGCACTTTCAATAAGCTCCATAAACTCATCTGAAATAATTACTCCATGATGAAGATTTACAGACTTACGATTTACGTCACCGCCCGTAGGTTTACGAACATCTAGAAACTCTTCTACTTCTGGGTGAGAAATGTCAAGATATGCAGCATAGCTTCCACGACGTGTAACGCCTTGGCTAAATGCCAGCATTTCTGCATCTACAACTTTCAGAAAAGGAATAACCCCCGTACTTTCGGAGCCATTGCTCGTTTTCGAGCCTACACTCCGAACCCCGTTCCAGCACCCGCCAATGCCACCGCCAACACTACTAAGAAAAGCGTTTTCTGTGTAGTGATTTGTAAGACCTTCCCTACTATCATCAACATAGTTAAGAAAGCAACTAATAGGCAGCCCTCGAGTAGTACCTCCATTAGAAAGTACAGGAGTAGAGAACATAAACCATAGTTTGCTAGCATAATCATATAATCGCTGTGCATGAGCTTCGTCGTTGGCAAAAGCCTTTGCTGCTCGTGCAAATGCGTCTTGTGGAGATATCTCCCCATCAATTAAATACCTATCTTGTAGAGTTTTCTTGCTGAACTCTGATAGATACCTATCTCGTCGATAATCTACTGTTACATTAAACGACACTTAATAGTCTCCCTTGTATATCTGATATATTATCAGCGCCAATTGCATCATCGCAATATGTTATTAAATCCATAAGTTCATAGTTTTCTAAGATTTGTTCTGCATTTTCATTTAATGCTTGAATAAACTTATACCGACTATCAATTGGAGTTGCATCATAAATACTCATTGCATCTCCATATTGTTGAATTAACTGTACAGCTCTCTTTGGGCCTATTCCAGGTATCCCTGGGACATTATCACCTTTGTCCCCAGTGAGGCATTTGAGTGAGATATATTCTTCGGGAGAACATTCATAATGGTCACTCCAAGTCTCTAGCGTGACTTCCTTCCTCGTCACATAAGAGAATCGACCTACATTTTCTTGAATCAAAAGATCCCAGTCACGATCACTTGAAATTAGCCAAATATACTCTAAGCCGTATTTATCTTTATCTTTTACTAGGTGTGCAGCAATATCATCTGCCTCTACACCCTTGTATCGAAGAACTGTATACCCAGCTTCTTCGAGTACTTCTAGCGATGCTTCGAACTCTTCGAAAAACTCTTCAAATGCGATTCGTTCTTCTTCAGTTTGTTCTGCAAACTTTTCTTTTCGATTTTGTTTATACTCAGGATTAATACCTTTTCTATAACTAGAAGATCCCCAGTCTGCTGCAATAATTAATCTTTTGCAGTCATATGATTTTGCCAAACTTTCAACTGTCCGTTGATAGTCATAACGAAAATCTGTGCGACCCTGATGCTTCCATCGAAAAGCTAAGTTCAGTGCATCTACAATCAGAGTGGTTTTATCACTCGGATTTATAATTTTATCACTGAAACTGAATGCCATTCTTTAAAAACTCCACTGTTTCATTCTCTAGCCAATCTTCTGCGAGAAGAATAAAACAGTTAAGAAACTGTATAAACATCCATTCTTCACTTTGCTTTGGCTGTAAATTTGTAACTACAAATACAGGGGATCGATTGTACTTGAAGAATAGTAATGGTTCTTGATCTCCACCTTCTGCCTGTACTTGCACCTTTTTCCACCAGCGAATAAGATTGTTTGTTTTCTTCGCTGTAAATATTTTGTCGCTTAGAGGAGATTCCGAATAGTTTTTTACTTCGATACAAAATCTATTCTTTTCGTTCGGAACGTACAAATCGCCTTTGAGGTATTCTAGTGCTCCAGAGTTAGGAACTCTTTCAAACTGTAATCCCGTTGCGACCCGCAACATATCTCGTACTAAATATTCTCCTCTTGCCCCCTTTGCTCTACTATCAACCATTTATAATACTGCCCAAGGCATGGAGCTTTTCTTCAGCTTCCACGTATTTTGCAACTTGAGAATCTATCGCCTCAAGAATTTCGGGATGCTCTCCGATCCCTGCTGGGTTGTTCATATATACTGCTACATTTGCTTCTGCTTCCGCCATTTGCCCTTCGTATTTTTTCGTCAAGGCTTTTATAATACTCTGACTCAGCTCTCTCATCTAGTGCCTCCTTTAGGTCTTGATCTTTTGCTTTCTGTAACATCCACATTCTACGCTGTGCTGCTAGTCGATTCATTCAAGTGCGCTCACATTTTCTCGTTTTACAACTTCAATCTTCTCTAGCAGAGGATGTGTCCAACCGTGACTGACTACATAAGTATTGAGGTTTTCTTCGCCAAGTAAAACTTCAACGAGCTTTTCTCTACCTGTTTCATCCAGTACGTTAATCACTTCGTCTAGAAAAAGAATATTGATTCGTGACTTAGAAATACTACTCATTAGCTTACGAATTGCTATAAGAGTAGCCGTGTTTACTCTTGCTAATTCTCCACTGGAAAGAGCAAGAATATCGACAATGTTTCCATTGTCTGTTATTTGCACATTTAGCTTGTCATTGCTTACAACAAATTCAAGAGTGAAACGCCCGTCTGAAAGTTCTCCCAAATAGGTATTTACTAACTCTTCTAGCTCTTTTACTAGATTTTCAATCTTGTAAGCGATTAAGCCATTTGTGCTAAATGCTTTTTTCAATACTTCTAAGTTAGAATATACACTTTCTACTTTTCCTAAAGATTCTTGTGCTTCTTCTAACTGTTCAATAAAGCTGTCGGTCTGTTCTTGAATTACTTGAATCCGCGTGTTTTGTTTCGTTCTTCTTTCATTTTCTGCCGATACTCTCTCCACAGACTCTTTCGCTTTTGCCAAGTCAGTTCGTACTGATTGTAGCCGTGTAGAAAGCTCTCCTTTATCCAAGACGGCCACTGGAAGATCTCGATCAATGCTTCGGTACAGTTCTTCCCATTCTCTCTGCATTTTATTTTTGTAATCGAAACGCTCATTATTTCGTTTAATTTCTTGAATTCTTGTTCTAATTTCACGCATTTTCTCCTCTGCGTAGGAAATTCTTGTAGCTTCCTCTGAAATCAGACTCTGCTTAAAAGATTCCTCCACACTTTGTTCACAAGTAGGACACTTTCCTCCTAAATCTTCTAGTTTTTTCATCATTTTTCGTGACCCCGTTACGACCCCGTTGAGATTGCCGAGTTCGGATTGCAAAGTATCATACGATTCTTTTGCGGTCACTTCAATGTTTTGTATCTCTTGAATATTGATTTGTTTCAGCAGGTCAATGTACTGATTATTTTTTGAGATTTTTTTATTTTTTTCCGAAATATTTTCAATTTCTTTCGTTAATGAACGGAATTCATTCTCAAGTTCTTCCGTCTCATTTTCAATTTTTAGCATAGGCAGTATATTGGTATCACTCAATTTGTTATCAGATAACCACTTTTCTACTGTTGCAATTTTAGAACGTATCCCAGAAAGCTCAAGGGATAAGTCTTTTGATACTTCTTTAAATAATTCAAAAAGTTGTACATATTCTTCAAGGTGCAGAAGGTCAATCAGAAACTTCTTACGAGTTGTATCTGTAGCAGTTAAAAACTGCAAGCTCGCATTTGTGTTCTGATATACTAGCTGAGAGAATGTCTTGAAGTCAATGCCTATAACTTCTTGAATTGTTTTGAACGTGTTCGTTGCTGTATGACTAGATATATCTTCGCCATTTTTTAGAAATGCAACTTTAATATTTGTTTTTCTATCAATTGAAACTACATACGCATCTTCGTCTTTGGTAAACTCAAGATTTATATTGTAGCCTTTGTTTACATACCTATTGGGTATATCTGCTTTTTTGATACCCTTTGAATTTTTATTAAAAAGAGCTTCCTCAATAATTAACGGTATGGACGACTTGCCCATACCGTTAGTACCAATTATTTGAGTTACTGTATTTTCTTCTAGGTTCAGTGTATTTCCTGGCCCATAGCTAAAGCAGTTATCCCATTGAAGTTTTTTGAGCGTAATCATTAAAAGTGCCTACTATATTCTGAATTTTCTCATCTTCTAACTCCAAGATATATGCTAGATATTCTACTAGCTCTTCTTGGATGCTCATTTCTTTACTTATTACCAGTGCTGCTTCACTGCTTCGTTTTACAACTTTTTTGTCAAGTAGCTCACTATTTTTTACATTCGCTAAGTCTTGAATATCTCCTTCTAGTTCGTAGATGGTATGATGAAACTCTGTAGGTTCCATCTCATCTGGAGAAGATACTGTTTTTCGTAGCAGTTGTGGAAGGTCAAAAGCATCCCACATCCAACTCCAATCAGAAGGATTGATAAGAACATAGCCTGTAGAAACTTCAGTACGATGAAAAGATGTAGTCATTGGACTACCAGGATACACAATATTTCGTTGAGTATTACTATGTGCGTGTAAGTCGCCTGAAAAAACGACTGGAAAATCTTCAAACCTGTCTAAGTCCACCTCTGGCTTGACATGGGGAGGAATTTCGCCACGAACATGAGTAAATAACGGATAGTTTGTATCAAACTTTTCGATACTATCAGTTCTATGAAGATCGGCATATGGAAGAATACCAAACTTCATATCAGGGTCAATGTAAGAAATATCTACAACTTGTACTAAAGGGTTAATATCTCTAGTAACCTGCTTTAATTGTGTAAAAAATGTTCTGTTCTTTTTAGTTGCTTCGTGATTACCGTCATAGATAATAGTCGGAATCTTTACTTCCCGAATAAACGAGAAGTAAAGTTCCAACTCTTCCATGTTCGGCAGACGATCAAATAAATCACCACCAATAATGTGCATATTGCACTGCTGTTCGAGAGAGTGAATCTGCTCGAAAAACAATTTGTAGCGATTCATTGCCCAAGAAACTGGGACATTTTTCTGTCCCAGCTTTAAGTGCCAATCTGCCGTAAATAGAATCATGAAATGGCAAACTCCTTATCAAGCGCCTCTTCGTCAATCTCATTCGTATCGACTTCTCGAACACGATCAAGCAACTCTTTTTGAGCATCGGGAGTAGGACGAGGCATAACATCATCCATAGACTTCAAGCCTTCGATAAGAGCAAGTTCGTCATCATCAAGAGCACGAGGCTTGCACTTCAATACTTGAAGTTGATACTCAACATTGTAGGGCAGAGGGCCAGTCTTAACTCGCTTGAACTTAACGTCCCAGCCAGTTTCGGGATCAGTAGGATCACCTAAATCTTCAGCAGCAGTAAGAATTTGCTCCCACAGCTTTTTCTTCAGATTGATGATTTTAACTTCGCCATTGTGAATGCACTGCATCACATAGCTCCAGCCACACTTCAGATCGGGGTAGTATTCACGAACCCAGTCTTTTTCTTTGTTGTTGAAACGCTCTTCGTTACGGTCAAAAGACAGACACTCTAAAGGAATGTTCTTGTCATTCTCACCAGTAATCCAATAAACGTATCGAGCGAGAATATCCCCAACGAGACGAATAGAGTTATCACCATCTTGATAGCTAAAAGTGGTGATATTTGATTTTTGAGCAGCGCCCTTTGATTTGTTAAAACTTAATGCCATTGTTTTTTCTCCTGTGGGACTTCTTCATATAAAAAGCATAATCTATCACCTTCTATATAAAGTAGCCTATCTTCTAGATTTTCTAAGTGTTGAAAGGGATCTAATGGTAATTCCAAGAGACCTAGTGTTGTTTCGCCAGAGGCGAAATATTCCCCTAAAGACCTCATACTTGCTAAAGCTAAGTATATTGAGATGTCTCTACGAGAGTGTCTAAACGCATTGTATAAAAGAACATCTGGATGCGCTAAAAAAGACTCGCCCTTAAAATCTTTCCCATAATACTTATAGATAGGGTCATACTTATTTTTGGGTATAGAGCCTTTTACCATCATCTCAAATATTTTAAAAATACCTGTTGGATGGCCCTTTGCGATATTATATATCTTTTTCCAGTCGTATAGAAGCATATATTATACTAAAAAATTAGATTGATGTCAAGAACTATTTTTCTATCCTATATCTCGGATATTTTCCAGCCTTGTCTCATATAGTATCCCATTCTATTGGACGCCTGCCTTTTTGCAGTATTGCCTTTTAGATGAATATCTACAATTACTGGAGTTTGTTTTCCTTCTTGTTCTCGAATGACTCTTCCGACGAGCTGGGTGAGGAGTGGTTCGTTGTTAATGGGCGTACCGAGTATAAGGACAGAGAGGGCATTAACTGAAATACCCTCGCTAAAAATTGCTTGAGTGCCAAATAAAATTTGCTTATTCCCATGAGTAATTTCATCTATTAGCGTTTCTCTTTCCTCGTGCGGTACCACACCCGTAACACAAATTGCTTTTTCTCCAACGAGTTCGGCGCAGCTCTGTAAAAAATGCACTCGGTCCGACACTACGAGGACTTTGTGCCCTTTCGACGCATAAAATGCTGCGAGCAGGGCTACACTGTGTCGATATTCTTCATTGTTGGCGAGAGCCGTTACACGATTTGCCCAAGGTATTCTTGCTCCGTCCATAAACCTCACTTCAGAGCGCATAATATGCACAACTGGAGTCATGAAGTTTTCTCTTGGAGGTTTGAATATCTTACTTCCGAAATAGTCACGAAACACAACGTGCTTGCCATCCTTTCTTTCAATTGTACCAGAAAGTCCAATTTTATAGCGAGCATAGTTTGTGTCGATGACTTTCGAAAAAGTTGGACTGCTTACATGGTGCATTTCATCCAGTATAATTGTTCCAAACTCTTTCCTAATTTTCTGAATATTTCTGTAGAGGCTCTGAGTATTTCCAATTACGATAGGGGCGTCTATCTCAAACTTACCGCTTCCTATGATGCCAGGCTTAATTCCATAGACTTTCTCTACTTCCTTTGCCCATTGATTCCTTAGAGGTACAGTATGCACTATCACTAGTGTCTTTTGTCCGAGTTTTCCCGCTATCGCCAACCCAGTGAAAGTCTTTCCCCAACTTACCCACGCATTGATGATACAGTTATCATCAAGTTCGTCGTAGACTGCTTGCTGTGACTCGCGTAGAGGATACTTAAAATCAGGAAAATCCACAGGCATACTAATCCTTTTGTCAACAATTTCATAGTCCTCTGGTATTAAATCTGTTCTTCCGATAGGAATAGTAACCAAATTTTCTCGAACCCGTGCCATATTTTTTATGACAATGGGCGGATCTTTAGGATTCGGTGACGGAATTTTATAAGTCAACTCTTTGCTGAGTTGCTCTTTATAATCTCGCGTTACTTCGAGATAAATTCGGTTACTAATTACAGCTTTCATAGACGCCGTGGGGCACCCTCTAAGTAGTTAATGACATTTTCTGGAGAAGTTTCACCATATGGGTCTTTCGATGCGTTATCGGAATACCCCGGCTCTACAAACATCTTTTCGATAATACCATGGTCTACTACCATAGCATAACGCCAAGAGCGCATACCAAATCCGAGGTTTGACTTATCCACTAGCATACCCATATGTCGAGTAAACTGCCCATTACCGTCTGGAATAAACTTGATTTTCTCTACATTCTGGTCAATTCTCCATTTCCGCATAACAAAAGCATCATTGACAGAAATTACATAGATTTCATCAATATTCAGGTTTTTAATCTTGTTGTAGTTCTTTTCAAAGTTTGGTACTTGATAGGTGCTACAAGTTGGCGTGAAAGCGCCTGGCAGGGAGATTACTAAAACTCTTTTGCTTTGAAAAAATTCAGAAGTAGGTGAATCTTTCCATACAAAAGCGTTTTCTCGGCCTGCGCCAGACGTATCGGGGACTCGTGTTTTGAAAACTACTGAGGGTACTCGTTTTCCTTCGTTCATAATCCTAAGTCCGTTTTTGCTGTGATGTACTGCTTAACAAAGTCACTTCGTACAATATCTTTTATATCGAAGTCAACAAAGTCAAATTCATTCATAGCTTTTAAGATTCTTACAAAATCTTTTAAGCCATTTTTTGCTAAATCGGCTTGTCGAAAGTCACCACAAAAGATAACTCTACACTCTTGCCCTATTCTAGTAATAATTGAGTCTAGCTCATGAAAACTCATATTTTGACATTCGTCAATGAGTATTACTGCATTTCGCAGAGTAACTCCTCGAATAAAGGAAGTAGTCATAAAATGAACTAATCCTTTTGTTTTAAGTATTTCATAAGCATCTCCGCGCTGGAAAAGTTCAATACAAATATCTTTGTAAGGCTCTTCATATACTGAAGCCTTTTCTTTTTCATTCCCAGGCAGAAAGCCAATATCTCTAGTGGGAACGGCACTTCTTATAATTACTAGTTTTTCATATATACCTTTTGCCATATCATCAAATGCAAGATATGAAGATATAAAAGTCTTACCTGTGCCCGCTACGCCATGTAGCATTAAGTTTTTATCGCTCTCAAATGCAATTACTTGATTTTTAGTGAGAGGCTCGATTTCTTGTAAGTCTAAATTTGCTCCCGCAAGAGTCTTTTTTCTTCTAGCCATAAAATTATACTTTTCTTCGAGTGTCTTTTAACTTTTCTTCAGAATACTCGTACAATAGCCAAGGCAGTCCGCCCATGTGTAAAACCCCTGCCCAAGTCATTTCTTTGGGTGGAGGTCGTGGTATGGTAAAAGGAAAATTTATATCCTTCAACCACAGTACAGAAGCTACTTCCTTCTGCTCTATTTTTCTTATTTTGTAATACCTTAGCGAACAATTTAAAGTTTTTTGATATATAAACGGAGTTCCCCTACTATCAATAAAAGTTTTTGCGTTCTGCTTCAATATTCCAATTAAAGAGTTTATAGAGTGTTTAAGAGGAACTAACTCTGTAAAAGGGGTTTGTAGACGACGAATGCCCAGAGTAGCTCCAGGCATATTTTTATCGTCAACTACTTCATTATCAAGAAATAGAATACCGTCCACCGTCTCCCAGTTGCTACTATGCATCACAAAAACAGGGAACTGTACTTTTTTAATCTCTTTGTAAGTAATTATCATACGTCTTTTCAAATTTGCCCATAGAATAGTCGTCTCCTACTTCAAAGTCACATCCTACAGGTGCGCCTGAAATAGATACTCCTCTATCCATTTGAACAAACTTCTGCAAGATCTCAGAGTAATACGAAATTTCATCTTCTGGAACTTCTGCCAGAATTGAGTCGTGTACTAATGCAAAGATTCTTGATTTCATTCTTTGAGACTTAATAAACTGTCCCATATCTATTGCGCCTAACAGGTTAATATCAGAAGCAGTAGACTGCACCAGAAAGTTAAGACCAGACCTAATGCTATGACTTTTGATACCTGCGTCTGTAGATGAGACATTCGGCAATCTCCTTTTACGGCCAAAGAAGCTATATATAAATCCATTGTGCTCAATGAACTTTTGATTATCGTCAATCCACTTTCTCAATTTGTGAAAAGATCGAAAATAATCATCAATAACTTCTTTTGCCTCTTGCTGGCTAAAATAGGTTCCCGAATCTTTAGTAACTTGCTCACTAATCTTCTTCGGGCCTGCGCCATACATAATACCAAATGTTACTGCTTTAGCTGCTTGGCGCTGTGTGCCGTATAGCTCCGCCACTTGTTCCACTTGGCAAGGAAGTTTAAACACTGTTTTAGCAATCGTACTGTGAAAGTTTCCACCGCTACGAAATACATTCATTAGTGCTTCGTCTTCTGCTAATTTTGCTGCAACATATACTTCAGCAGTTGTCAAGTCCATAGCCACAATTTTATGACCTGGAGCCGCTTTGATACATCCTTTTACAATCGGATTATCACGAGGCAACTGCTGCATATTCAACTTACCACTACTTGACAATCGACCAGAAGTCGTGCCATGCAGATTGAAGTTTGTTCTCAAACGACTATCTCTGTCGAGCTGAGGAATAATTTTATCAAGATAAGTATTCTTGATTTTGGACTTCTGACGAATATCAAGAATAAGTCCAGGTACTTCTGACTGAGACTCAAGTTCTTTCAACACTTCCGCATCTGTAGAGTCTGCTCCAGTGCCAGTTTTCTTACCTGTAGGACGTAAGCCCAACATATCAAACAACAACTTACGAAGTTGAAGTGTGCTATTTGGGTTGAACTCTTTACCTTGAATTTCTTCAAACTTACGAATCTTTGGATTTTCATACAAAGTTTCGATAGCTTTATCAATATCTTCCTGCATCAAGACTTGGGACTTCTCTAGTCGAATACGATCAAATGGAACGCCATTGTCTTGTATGTCCGTGAGAAATCTACACCCAGGAATAAGAATATTGTCGTATACCCATGCCAGCTTCTTGTTCTGCTTAATCTTTACAAATTTTTCATAGATGAGAAAAGTACATACAGCATCCATTGCTGCATAAGTTTTCATTACATCGAAGGGAATAGACTGCCACTGAAAGTCTCCCTTTAAAATACCGTGTTCTTTACGATACTGGTCAATCCAGTCAAACATTGGCTTTTCGTAATCTCCATAGGGAGTATACTTTAGTGATAACTGTTTGAGACCATGTCCTCCGGGATTCTCGTCTATGAGGTAATGGAGCAGCATGGTGTCTTCAAAGCTCGGAAACTTAAAGTTAAAATGATACTCAAAGAACGCCATATCAAACTTGGCGTTATGAAATACTACAGTCTTGTTATTAAATAGGAGTTGTAGTAACTGCTCTGTATCTCCATCAAAGCAGTCCGTGTCAATATATGCACCCTTTAAACCATCATATGATAGAGATATGCCAAGCATGTGCCCATTACGAGGATAAAGTCCTGTGGTCTCGGAGTCGAGAGCAATATATTTGCCTGGATGCTTAATCGCATCTTTAATAAATCTATTAGCTTCTTCTGTGTCTTGAATACCGAATGCAATACTATCATCTATGATGACCTCTTCAATTTCTCCTCGAATATAAGAAATAATATTTTCTTTCGAAGATTCCCATGTTGTTCTTGCCTCAGGTTTAAAAGCAAGCATAGCAGGATTGATTACTGGTAGATACTTTCCTTCTACTTTCTTACCAGAGTATTCTGTTACTGAGTTAATCTTAGTAAAGTATTTAAGAGCATCAGAACCTACTAGAATAATCCAGTCGTAGTTATCTGTATCAATTTGTATATCACAGTCACGCTTTAAAACTTTCTTTAGTGTAGGATCAGAACATAGCTGGAACTGGTCAAACTCAAAAGCGTTATCAAATTCACTTTTAAAATTCGTTTTACTTGGCTTGGTTTCTATTAGAGCAACCCTTGGGCTCGTCATTTGCATACTCCTATGCGTAAAGTTTTTTTCGTAATTTCTCCACTTGTCCTTCAGACAGACCACCCGGGTCTGTATCAGGTATATTTACATTTGCTGTCAATAAATCTACTTTTTCGCACATTTCTCGAACTTTTACTGCGGCATTTTGACCTGCCTCGTCTCCATCAAAAAATATTACTGCTCGCTCAACTCCCTGTAACCGAAGAATAGACAGCTTATCTTCGTTAATATTCCTTGTGCCGAAACAGCAAACTGCATTTGTCAATCCTTTATCATGCAGGTTTATCATATCGTAGATTCCTTCTACGAGAATGACACTGCCCTGTATCGGTGCTACTTTCGATGGATACAGAGGCATTCGTGCCCCAGGAGGGCTAATGAGATACTTCGGAGTACCTCCGGTCATGTGTCGAGCATTAAATGCTACAATCTTTCCAGATATATCACGAACTGGAAAGACTATTCTACCTATGAAAGCATCGTGGTCTTGAAACGCTTCAAACTTGCGATAAGTCTCGGCTTTAATGTTTCTCCATGTTCCAACATAGGGTAATGCACTTGAGGGAAAGGGCAAGCCTACACTTTCAGCTCTCTTTTCACGTATTTTCTTCTTCACAAGTTCCCTGCGTAAGTGTAGAAAACTTGCCCTTTCGCCGAAGTGCACAAATAAATTTCCCTTGTAACCACAAGAGAAACAATGAAAAATACCAGTAATTTGATCGACTCGCATACTGGGATTGCTGTCATCATGTTCAGGGCTTAGACAAGATACTACATAGTCTTTGCCCTTAGGAACATAATGTACTTGTTTGGATTGTAATAATTCTTCTACGTTCACTAACAGTCCGCGTCAAAAGATTGCCATTCATCATATTCAGTAGGTTCGCTATAGTACTCCTCCATACTATCGGATAAGCTTTGCTCTAAACCATACTGACAACTATAGTAGTAGTCTATGTGCTCGTCATCTAAAAGATGAGAGTAAGGAGATATGCGGGCTAACATTATTTCTGCAAGCTCTACGTTTCCCTCTTCCATAGCTACTTCAAGTATGTCAAAGTAGGGGCTTACTTTAGCTTCAAGGTCGGCTGCTAAGGCCATCTTTCTCTCCTTCGATTAATTTTAATTTCGCTAAACTTAATCTATCTTTTGCGCTAAGTATAAGAGCACTAACTGCGAGTATAAAGATGCCAGTAGTTTCATACAATATATATTCTGGCTCGGAACCTTTTGTTGTTAGTACAATCATTCGCGTTAATGCAGTAATAGCAATAATGATAGGCAGTGTAACTGGAATACGATGGTCATTGTAAAATGCGCCTACCATACCTAATATCTCTGCGTATATAAATAGCAAAAATAAATCCGCCAGGGCCATCTTACCCTGGGAACTGAACATACCTACAATATCAAACCCTGCCGCCCATACGGTACCTGCAACTATAAATAGCAGCAGGGCTTTTTCTAAATGTAATATCGTGCGATGCACAGTCTTTTTTAAAACTTTCATTAACGCCGCATACTCGCTAGTTCTTTCATTTGTTGTTCGTCTATAACAGGTACGGCATTGGACTTGTGCATGGTTCCGATGCCTTTAACAAGCGTTCCTGTGTATTGTGGAGGCTCCACTCTAGCGGCAACTCCAGTTGTATCGGGAGCTGAGGGGTACTGTGGTGTTTCTCTTCGGTACGGGCTGCTTGATACTGCTGCAGCTCTAACAACTTTGGAAAAAGATTTATTAACCCTTTTCTTAGTGCTTTGCTTACGTCGTCCAGATGTTGTGTGCCGTAGTGATCCATAGTAAAGTCCCATAAAAAACTCCTGTCAATTGAAGATATATTATATCAAAAATCAGCAGGAGTGTCAAGAACTATTTTTAGATGTCGTTTATTTCTTCACCAGTTTTATGGGCCTCTTCCTCCCTCTCGTCTGGTGTAAGTGCTGATTCTGGCCCTATCTTCAGAGTTTCCCAATCCATAAAAGAAGTGAAGGTTCCCATCTTACCACTTCTCATTTTCGTACAGTTAAATGTCATAATCGCATCTTCTGTTTTCCAAGTATCAATAGTAAACGCTGCATCTGCTGCGTCAAGAATACCTTTGGCAAAGCGAGCTTCGCCTGAGGCATCAATTTGATATGGGCTATAGATTGGTACTTCATATTCCTGAGCCATTGACTTCAATGCTTTACTTACTTCTATCTGCTCAGTCCAGTCATACTGACCTGCACGAGATGGAAGGTTGGAACGTTTTACTTGGTTGATATAATCAACAATAATTACACCAACATTCATTGCGCTTTTTATCTTCTTATCTAGCTCGGCTCGAATCTTTGATAAAGTAAGAGAAGCATCGTAGACTACATCTAACTGTTGAGTCGGGAGAAGCTCACAGTTAGTTTTGAGTTCGTAGTGTAGACGATCGAAGTCTCGATGATCCTCCTTGTAGTCCATCAATTTATCTTGCCCATCTACAAAACGACTTGTCCACCAAGCCGCGACCTTCTCCCATTCCAAAAGACTAAGATTTCTCTTTCGTATTCTTTCATGGGCAATGCCTGTAGATATTGAACAACATCTTTGTAAAATCTCTCGACTATCCATCTCAATAGTAAAATAGATTGCCGACTTTCCACTTTCGTAAACATTGTTAGCAATGTTACAGCACGTGATGGATTTCCCTGCCCCGCGGCGGCCCCCGACAAGAATCAAGTCTCGGGGAGAAAACTTGAATTCCTCGTCGAATGCGGTATTCAAGCCGAGGGGCAGGTACTTTTCCATTTCCTCTTCTGCAGGGAACAGGGAAATACGTTGCATACTTTCCTGGGGCTGCTCTAGCTCTACTTTTTCTTCTATATCTAGAACAATCTGGTGCAGATGAGATACTGACTCTTCCGCATCTTCAAAAGATATGGAGTGGTCAATATAGGTCTCAAGAGAGGCGAGAATCTCTTTTTGAGTATACTCGTTCTTGAGGTATTGAAGCAGCATAGAAGCGTCTGCCTCAACTTCCAGTGCTTCGATAGCAAGAAGTTTCTCGCGTGTAGCACTGTCTCGAATCTCATACTTTAAATCTTCAAACGAAGGTACAGCATGATACTTCTGAGAGTGTCCATCTATAATACTGAAGATGGTGTGGTATTCATTGGGTAAGTAATGCTTACGCAAATAGCTCCAGGTATCAGAATCCCGAAGCGTAATAATCTGTTTGATTAATGCAGAAGCAATATTCAATTAAATTCCCCGAATACACAAAAAAGCAACCGCAACGCACCCGCTACGGTTGCTAAAAAGAAATACTACTTAGTTAGCAGCCTTTTCTTTCTTAGAAGCACCGTCATAGTCAACCGCAGAAATGCCACGACGAGTCAGCATAGTCTTAACACCGCGAGCAGTTTTGCCAATAGCTTCTGCGATCTCTTCAACAGTCATTCCGGACACATCACCGAGGTCAGCCAAGGGATCTTCCTTGACACCACCTTTGGTGTGCTCTTGACGAGGAATAGCGTCAATTTCACCTGAACGAAGCAGGCTAAGAGCCTTACCGCGGATAGAGTTTACAGATCGGTCGAGAGCTTCAGCAATAGCTTCTACGAATGCGCCATCATTTACCATAGCGATAAACTTAGACTCTTCTTCGGGAGAGTAGGTGCGAACGGTTTCGACTTTAGGAGCAGGCTTAACGTGCTCAGTAAGTTCCATAGACAGAATTTTGCCCTGAATTGACTTAGCTGAGAAAGCGCCGCCTTCAAAATGCTCAGCAATTTGAGCATAGGTGTACTCACCGCTGTTGTCAGCAACAAAAGCAGCAAGAGTGGCTTCTTGAGCTTCGCTAAAAGCGCGAGAGGCACGAGCAGAAGCCAGTTCTACTTCGTAGCCCATTTTTCGCAGCTTGCTAGAAACAGAACGAGTAGAAGTTTCGAGTTGGTCTGCTGCTTCAGCAACAGTGTTTTGTGATACAGGGCTCTCGTCACCAACGAAAGCTGTTAGTTGAGCAGTGCGCTCATCAGTCCACTTAGGAAGTGCCATATTTAGTTCTCCAAAAAGGATTTTAAATCCGTGATAATAGTTACACCAGATGCACTGGCTTGTTTAGTCTTTGACGATTCAATACCGCTTTCATTTATGAGAATCGTTACGTCTTTAGTCAAGCTAGACTTAACTTCATAACCCAGGCTTGACAAAGTTTCGGTTGCATCGGCTTTGGTTTTGAAACTCTTCAAACGTCCACTAATACAAACTACTCCTTTCTTTTCTACTTTCTGTACGTCTGCAAACTCCATATCGAAGGGCAGGCAACTGCCATAGAAAGAGTAGTACTCATCCATGAGCCAGAACATAAGATTCTCAGTAGCTTTTGGCCCCAATCCGGCACGCTTACAAGTGTCTGCATTAATTTCAGTAATGTTTTTAACAGTCTCAGACAGCTTTTTCGTTGCCGTTTTTCCGATTAAAGGAATGCCAAAAGCAGGAAGCACCAAGTCCAGGGGAGCATACATAGAGTTGTCTATCTCGCTGTATAACTTAAGTGCAATTTTTTCAGAATTAAGAGCTTCAGTCATGTACTCAATATCAAGAGTATAAATCTGGTCAAAATCCTGAATACCCAGCTTTTCAATCGCTGACGGGCCTAAGCCCTTGATTTTCAGAGTTTTAGCAAAATGCTCGATTTTCTTTTGCTTTTGAGCGCGACAAGTAATACTCTTGCAGTAGAGAAGTTGATTTATCCATTCAAGACTAGACCCACAGGATGGGCAATCTGATGGAGGCACAATCTCACGCAGCATTTAGGTTCTCCGAAAAAGTAAAATATATTATACGAAAAAGTTAGGTAAAAGTCAAGAACTATTTTTCGGATGGTCAACACGTCTTAAAATTCGAGGAATAATTTCTCCACTCCGAATTACTTCTACTGTACATCCAATTTCTAGCTCCAGGGAGCGAATGTACTCGATATTGTGTAGAGTAGCCCTGCCCACAATGGCTCCTTCCACTTCGACTGGACTTAGTATAGCAACTGGGCTGACCACCCCTGACTTGCCTACTTGCCACACAACATCGAGCAATTCTGTATATACACCCTCCTTCTGCTCTTTGAGAGCAAAAGCGCCTCGAGGGTGATGAGCTGTATATCCCATCTTAATGAAAGATTTACGAGAGTTGATACGGTAAACCATGCCATCCGTAGGATAGTTTTGGTAGTCGAAGGTATCAACAGTGTTAAATCCTTCCTGGGCCAAGAGAGAAAGCGCCTCAGTGTACAATTCGTATTCAACGCCTTGTACTTCGTAAGCCACGAAGGTCAGTGGACGAGTTTTGAACTCTTCCAGATCCTTGAGATTCAGTGACCCCGCTGCGACGTTTCTTGCATTGGTGACATTCGAAGGGCAAACTACTTCGCCAGTAACGAAAACTTCTCCCTTGAGAGATATGCTGTTCGGAACCAACAGTTCTAGTTTGTCGGTAATATCTCGGCCAAGATTACCGTCCCCACGAGTCAATCCAAGTGCGAAATGTCCATTGATATAAGTCAAAGAGACAGCAGCACCATCCAACTTAGGAGTACATAGGTACTTTGAGTTGGGTGTAGGAATATCATCTAAACTAAAAACTTTCTGTAGGGAGTACATTTTGAACATATGCGGAATCCCATCAGTTACCTGATATCCTACTTCTTCAAAATTGTACCTTTTAGCAAGGGCATCAAACTCTGCATCCGAAATTAACGGAAAGCCCGAGTAGTATGCAGCACTCGCCTTTTCAAGAAAATCACGCATAGTATCTCCCAAATTTGAAAAGATATTATACTAGAGTTTTAGGAAGATGTCAAGAACTATTTTAAGTAAAGGTTATTAATTAGGTCCTGGAACTGTTCTTCTATAATTTCTTTACTTTCAGCCAAAGATAATATCTCTGTCAATCCTACAAATAATTCTCTAGAATTGTTGAAATCAAGTGGCATTGCCACACCTTCTGGTGTAGGTTTCCACTTTTCGTTGAAATCTAAGTAATACTTACGAAGATGTAAGTATTCAGTCCCCCTAAAGATACTTACTGTAAGCCGTATCTGTACTTCTTTTTCTTCGTCGTAGTGTATGACACGCTCATACATCTCCGGTGCTTGATATAGCTCCATAACTAATCCTCGTTCTGTAAAACCGAGGACAATGGTACTACACTTGTTACATTGTTAGGTTTTAGAAGGCGATACGAGTCCGTATCCCAACAAAATAAGAGAAGCGTCTCGTCAGATTCTTTCGCTCTGTTTTTCTTTTTTTGTATGTATGGTGTGGAAAAATCCAAGGTGCAAACATTATACTTTAACTTATTTGAGTTCTCACTCCGATAAGTAATGATTGCGTCACCATGCTCGTTTACAAGGTCTGCTAGTTCTTTTTTATCCACAAGTACTCCTTAGGTAGCAGGTCAGTAAAATTTTTTACTTTGCCGAACTCTAAGGTTCTTTCTTCAGATAGCAGAAAACCACTTCCCCGAAAGGAAGTGGTTATACTAAAAATTTATTTAGTTTGCGCCGATAGCCGTAATAATACCAGCAAAGTATTGAGCAGCTTTGCCAGTAAGTTTTGATACTACATCTTCGTCAACTTCTTGACCTGCATCAGACAGAGCTGCGATAAGAGCTTCTTGAGCTGCTGCTTTAGATACACGACCGCCCCCAGTACCATTACTGGATGAAGGCTTGGAACCAGAGGCCGGGCTCTTTTTTACATATACTCCAGCTTTGGTAAGAATCATACGAACACCGTTGGGTGACTCGTCTAGCTCCTCTGCGATAGCTTTTACGATTTCCATGCTGGTTTCAGGTGTGGGGTCTTGCTCTTCGTACATTTCTACCGCTTGAGCTTTTTTGTCGTCATCCCATGCCATTCTACGTTTCCTCTTTTTGTTGGTTGAACCTGGGCATACACCCAGTGATTTAAGTTGTTGCTGATAAAATCGGTCAGACATAGCCTTCCTTAATTTTGAAAATATATTATACTTCAATATAAGGAAGTTGTCAAGAACTATTTTTATAAACGTGAGAAGTCAACTCCGTATTTTTCTAAATGCTTTAAACTACCCAGGTCATATGAGAGAGCAAACGAAGAGAACCCCCCTGTTTCAATACCTGCTACCCAAAACTCTTTATCCTGGTCGATCTCTTCTCGAACCCAAATCGAATAGCATTTTGCTCCATACTTCTTTTCGTAGTTCGTATCTTGAAAGCCTGCTTTCTCAGCTTGATAGTCTACTGATATTTCTGCTTCAATAGTTGCAGGTGCGTGATGGCGAGCAGACCATACAGTCTCTCCCACCACAAACTCTTCGGCTACACACTCTTCTGGTAGATATCCTACAGAAAGCCGTTCTTCTTTAGATACGCCTCGACTTGGGATACCGACTTTTTCCACGATGGCTTTAACAAACCCCGGGGAACGATACAATGACTTTGCAATGGTTGATATTGAATCCCCTTGTAGGTAATCTCGAATGACTTCTGCGATTTCTGTGTCTGAGGCTGCTTTACCTCGATTTTGAGATTTTCGTAATTGTACATAAGCTACTCGGTCCTCGTAGTCCTGTATTATCTTATTCAGTCTCGTGGTATTGTACGAAATATTTAAAATCTGGCACGCTTCTTTTTTTGTAATAGGACTTACCCCACTCTCGAGTGGGGGATTCAAGAGGGTTATCACTTTCTGTACATTCGATGCTGACAGGTTCTCGTAATCTCTTTTCTTCACTCTCGCCAAGTAATTCATCCTCCAATTTAAACAATAAACAACAAATTGCGTGTGCTAGATGAGACATATTTGTTTCTTCATCGTTCGCTTCTCCACTCATGTGGGCAAGAAGATGTCTCATTGCTGCGCTGGTGTATCTCTCTTGTAGCGCATCTAACTTTCTCCAATTGTCTGGACTGTATTTATTTGCGCCATATGTTAATACTTTGCCTACTTCTAGCGTAGCTAGGGGCGGCAAGAGGTACATATCCGGCTTTTCGCCGTCATACTTAATTCCGCTCATTCTACTGCTTCTGCTATATCGGGAAAATGTTGTGTAATAATATTCCAGCATTGGCCTGCTACAACCATATGCTCTTTTTGAGTGCCATGACCTCGCCGCAGTTCGCAGTAATGAATCCACGAACGCAGAGTACCGGACATGTAAAGAGTTGATTCTGTATTTCCTTCGGGCAGAACGGCGCGGGCCTGTTCTTTGGCGATTCCATTATTCAGTGCCCACCGGTATGCTTCTTTGGCTTGTCGAATTACATCCGCCTGTTTCATGTTCCAGTTTTCATATAATCTTTCGTCATAGGTTTTGTTGCCGCCCTTTCCGAAATCTTCCACGTCTTGCAGCTCAATGCTGTTCTGTCGATTCTTGGGGTCTTGCAATCTTGCTGCACGAAAAATAAAGTTTTCTTGAACTGCGTATCGCTGACTAAATTCTTGAAAACTAAAACTACGATGCCGTAAGATTTGACGAGCAATATCTCGGGTTGTTACTATTTCCATAGTAAGATGCACCATCTCAAAAGGCGACCAGTGTCCGTGCTTGATAAGGTATCGTAGTAAACGGGGTGCGCTTTTGTGATGTTCTTGGTTCTCGGGGTTACTTACTCTAGCCGTATACGCAATCAGCTGATTGGCTGTATGACAGCCGGTTGCTGCACTTGGCTTGGTAATTCCTACTAAACTTACTTTATTCATTAATCAATTCCTTTGTTTACCCAACTTTTAAATTCCTGTTCAAACTGTTGGGCTATTTCTAGTCGCTGGAAGCAGTATGTGAATGCATAAATATGAGTCCAAGTTTTAATTGCATACTGGTGTTTTTCTAATCTAGTCTTGCACCAGTCTTTTGCATGGTCGCGCAAATCCGAGTGAACAATTACTTGATAACCTGGCATCCATCTGCGTTTATAATCAAATATCTGTTGAGGTGTCATCGCAATACCAAGGCCCACTATCTGGTTCAGAATACCACCACTCTTCCTCTGAACGATTTATACAGTGAAGAGGAATGGTATAACCATCCCCCGCTAAATATTCTCCACAATTAGGACAAATATCATCATCCTTCATTGTTTAAATCCCAAACACAGCGCACTTCTTTTCTCTCCTTAGGTTTAAGAATTAGCAAAATTTTGCGCCAGAGTTTACACTTTTCTTCAGTAGTTAGCTCGATTTCTATTTTCATGATACTCCTTACAAACTACTTCAAATGTCTCCCACATATTCTGAAACTTGATTTCGTACAATTGCTGTATTGCACCGAACTTATTTAGAATGGCATCACATAGTTCGCCGTTCGTTCCTTGCCACTTCGGGTCTTCTGTGAAATATCGAGTTACCATTTCAACATCATCAGTGACATTTGCAAATTGTAACATTTGTTGTTCTAAATCCAAAATTGAGTTATTCATAACTTAGTCCCATAAATTTTCGTAGTATTTTCCAAAGAGTAGAAAGCCATTACTAATCCTATTCTGCTCTTCGCGTGCGTCCTCTATATCATCAAAACGCAGCATGATGTCATCCTTGTTTATCTTAGAGTCAAAGGCATAGATCATCTCATCAAGAACCCAATTCCAGCGTTCAAAATGAGTATTATCTACTGCATCATCTTCTGCCTTATGGCTAGGACGAAGATCCTCAGGTACATCTATAGGATCTACGAAAGGGGCACCGTGTGCGGCTTTACGAAGTTGTACAAGCATTGGGTAAGCAATCTCACCCAAGGTATGGTCCATCGACCAAGTATCCCACTTGTCAATATGAACATACTTTTTCTGATCGGGTGCATAACCAAACCACTTATACAAGTAGTGATGATACCAATGATACTTCGGATAATTACCTATATAAATTTTCATTTCGCTGTAATCCTCTTCTCATAGTCTGCGAGTTCATCATACCACCAACTGGGTTTTGGTCTGTGAGACCAAACGGCAAAAGTAGCCTTATCGAGATGATAATAGTCACGATAAGACTGTATAGGATTATCATAGTCTTTGAGTACATCCGGCATTGCCAATCCGAAAGTCGTGAATCCAAGCCTCTCCATTCGTTGAGGCTCTGGTAGCTCATTAATGACTGTAACTGATTTGTGTTGTTTTCCATATCGGTAACGATACTCCTCGCCCAGTGCGTTTCCATAACAATGGGTCCACTCGAAGTTATCAAGTGAACTGCGTGCCCAAATTGTGCATGGATGATTATACATCATCGGTAGGTAGGGAGTAACAGTACGCTCTTCTGGCTTGAGAGGCTTCTCTGGAGCTTTCGCTTCATTCAGAATAGCATTCTCTTCTTTGGTGAGAGCGCGAGGAACAAACCCCAGGACTTTATCTATCCAGATACAAGTGCATAGTATCTGGGCTACTTCCAGGGGCATTTTGACGATGTGTTTATCGACGTGAGCTTCTGCACACTTGTCGAGGTCGTCGTCGAGGTAAAATAAGTTCATAGGTACTCCGAATAATTTTATATATTATACTAAATTCGAAGCAGTTTGTCAAGATTTATTTTAGACATTCTCCAATCGAGTCATAAGTCTTTCTGCTCGATTTGTGACTTGACGATACCATAAAGAGTCTCGCCCCTCTAAAGCAGCTTGCTTCCAGTCTCTTACGGAAAGGGCTCCTATCATATTCTTAAACTTTGCCATACGAGTTGGCCCCATGTTGAACATCATATTGACCATGATGAGCTGTACTTCTTCGGGCCAGTTGTGCCATTGACCAAAGAGAGACTCACAGTAGTTAATAGAAGTTTGAATATCTTTATCGAACACTTCTCGAACTCGCTCTACAGATACTGGAGTACCTACTGGCTGTCCATGTTCTGGATCGGCTTCAACTACTAAATGCCCTATACCAAAAGTTTCATAACCCAAATGGTCTTTATAGATTTCAAGGATTTCACCTTCATCTGCCTTGATCTCCTCGTACAGTTTCTTTAAATCCATTGTATTTCTCCAAAAATTTACACTTTTCAGCGTCCGGAAGAACTACCATTCTTACCTTTTCATTACCAATCCAGCAATTTATTAATTGTTCCTTCTTGTACTACTTCCTCGGTATCTTCCGGAGTTTCTTTAATCATTGTTTCAATACTTTCTTCGTAATATACAATAAGAGCTTTCTGCTGGTTAATATATCTTCGTAGCTCTGCTACATTCAAAGACATATTTTCATAATCTGGTACACTTACTGCAAAAAATACGTTGATTCCTGACTCTTCTTCGAATCGAGTAAGAAACTCTTCCATGTTTTCTGGAGTAACTGCATACCACTTGACTCTATGCAGATTAAGAGGTTTTGGTCGTGGCTGAATTGGAATATCCTTTACCACATAATCTGTTTTTAGTACTACCTGGGGTTCGACACTTGTGCACCCACTAGTCAGTAGCAGGAGGCTGCTTACCAGAATCAATTTCGAGCTCATCAAAGATTTTAGCTGTAGCATTATTTACTCTCTTTTCAATAAGACCTGGCTTCTGTAATGTAAGAGCAGTGAGGTCGTGTCGTCGTAGTTTAGCAGAAAGCTCGTCTTGATACGCTTCTGCTTCTTTTGCTCGCTTTTGCAATACTAAGATATTTTCTTGTGCGAGTGCATAGTCACGAGCCATTGAGTTGATAGTTTCTTGATTTGTTTTTGCTGCGATCATAAGTTTAGAGTTATTTTCTCGCAAAGTTGCAATGGTAGATTGTGTATCTTTATAATACCACAATGCTCCACTGCCCATTGAACCTATCAACAATAAAATCATTAGGTATGGCATATTGTTCTCAAAAGCCCGCCTGAGAAATCAGGCGGGGATTAGTTATGCTAGTGACATTAAACACAGTGTAATCGTGATTGCTGTCCATAAACTTAATAGATAAATTCCATAAGTGTTTAAAGGACGATAGAGGGGCTTACGCGTCATAAATCTCTACAACTCTCGGTTTCTGAGTCTCCGGTACTTCATCGTGCAACTCAATGCACAACAGACCGTTTTTCATAAACGCCCCATCCAGTTTAATGTTGGGTCCGACTTTAAATACTCGCGTAAAAGTCTTACCACTTAGTCCTTTATAAATAAATTCTTCGTCGTCTTCTACTTCTTGTTTTTGTTTTCCTTCGATACGAAGTTCGGATTTGTGCAAGGTGATTTCAATATCATCCTTTTCCCAGCCAGGAACTGCGACTTCTACACGATAGCCATCATCTCCTACCTTCAGCACATTGTATCGAGGATACCCCGCTAGCGGAGCATTTGAGAAGAAATCGGGATCAATGCGATCGAATCCCAAAAAGAATTTATGAAAGTCACTAATATTCATCATTTGCTTAGTCATGTCTGCCCCCCAGTCTATTATTAAACTTCTGACAGAGCAAGAGTCGCTCGATCACAGCTAACAATAGTCTCGCCGTCTTTGATGACAACTAACTCGACAGAATCACGATTGATTTTATGCAGCTTGATAATGGCGTCAACTCCATACTGAATCTTTGCCTGAGCTTTACAAATACTATAATGACTGTCATAATTGTCATCTGCCAGCGCAGATGTACCAAACATCAGGCATAAGCCTGCTACTAGATATTTCATAGTTTTCTCCTATGCGCCCATTTCGGTACGCTATTAGACCCTTTCGGCGTCTGGTTGATTAAATTCCAGTTATAGAGATGGTCTCTTAATAAATCTTTTTAAGATTGTAACCTACAGGGTCTACAACTTTGATCTCGTGCTTTCGCCCGTCGAGATCAACAAATATAAAATGAGTTGGTGTGACTTTCTTGATAACACCTGCTCTGTAGGTTTTAGGATTGCCACTCGTTACACGAGTACCATCCCCGAGAATTTCTGTTTTGCCAGGAAAGAAAATAGTTAGCTCATACTCCTCTTTGATAAAAGTAAGCCACCAATTTTTAATCTTATTCCACATCTGGCTCTTCTACCTCAATGTATCCTTGGTCTATGAAGTACTTAACTGTCCCTTCAATACCTTCCATTTTACCCAGCCTCCAACAGTGTATTCCGCACCCAATGAGGCAGAAGATAAATATAACAACATTTGTATCCAAGGGCTTATCTCCATTTTTTACTTAGTTTATTAAGCTAAACTTTATTTTCCCACAAATTATATCAAATATAAGTATGAAAGTCAAGAAAAATTTTTTGATTGTTAGGAACATACGTCAAAAAAAGTACTTGACATTCAACTGATTTTTTCGTATAATATATCCTATGAAAAAATACGACAAACAGCCTTGGTCAGATTCCGAACGCCATATTCTTCGGGATTATTATTATACTCTGAGTATGGAGCATTTGCTTGAGATTCTGCCTGGCCGTAGTCCAAATTCAATTCGAAAACAAGTCACCTACCTTCGTAAACGGGGTTGGTATTTTAAAAAAGAAAAATGAAAGTAAGAGTTAGAAATAATAATGTTGACAAAGCACTGAGAGTTTTCAAAAAGAAGTGCAGCGATGTAGTTTTTGAATATCGTGAGCGTGAATACTTTGAAAAACCCGCAGTGCGAAGGCATAAAGCCAAGAAAGCCGCGAAACAACGAGAACGTCGGCGTATGCAAAAGGAGCAAACAAAGCATGGCAAGTGTAAGTAATTTCGAACTTGTAGGAGATTTTATGGAAGGTTTTGGACAAGAGGTCCATTGTGACCCCCATTGGCCTGACTTCTCCACAAGAGAACTACGCTTGGAACTGATTCGTGAAGAGTACGAAGAATTGGAAGAAGCGATTGAGAATAAAGATATGGTTGAGGTCGCAGACGCTCTGACCGATCTTTTGTATGTCATATACGGTGCAGGCCACGCGTTTGGTATTGACTTGAATGAGTGCTTCCTCGAAGTGCATGAAAGTAATATGAGTAAACTCGGTCCGGACGGTAAAGCAATTTATCGTGAAGATGGTAAAGTAATGAAGAGTGAGAACTTTTTTGCTCCAGACTTTAGTGATATCTTGGGTGTATGAACAAGAAACGCATAGTATTTAAACACTACAGAACAGGGGAAAAATTAACAATAATTGGGACACTTCCCAAAGAACTTAATAATCCACAATCTGAAAGATATGTTGTGCAATCTGGAATGCAGCTTGTGGACGTAATTAAGTCCACGGTACTTTCCATTGAAGATATTTTATAGAGCACTACCCTTTCTAGTATTAACTGCGTGCAGCGGGGGAGGATCTTCCGACCCCGTTGAGACCCCTGTAACAGCTACCTCCTCTTATCCTGCATCTGGCACCACTGATGGTGCTACCTACTGCGATGGATATGCCCTTCTTCAAAACTACCACAATGGCAGTGGTGGAACCTACACTGAAACAGTAGAGGATCCTTCCGAGCAGTGTGGCTATGAGCCCCCTCCTGTCTTTAGCACCCCCCTCAACGATCCATATTGTGCAAATGCTACTCAGGGCCAATTTTTAAGTCTACTTAATACTTTAAATAACCTGGACGACTTTGATAAGGTTCAAGACTTTGCTGACGGTGAAGGCGGGGAGTATACCGAGATAGTAGAAACTAATTCAGAAGACTGTGGTTGGAGACCGTATCCTGAAGAAGGCACTGCTCTAGGCGAATCATACTGTGCTGATACACTCACGCCAGAAGAATACGATTCTCATTTTGAAGCTATAAATCACCTACTGCCCGAAGATAGGTTACAGGACTATGCAGATGGGGAGGGTGGTACATATACTGAACGTACTGTGCACCTAGATCAAACTTGTTTTACGCAAATGACCATACCCCAGGAGTGCCCAACTACTAGAACCGATACTGGGGATTCTAGATATGATTACATGACCTGTGATGGTGTAAAACAAAGAACCCCTGTTAGTTTTCCGTATCAACCTCGAGAAGAACACGCAGGAAGAGCTATCATAGATATGCTTATTGTGTTCGATACAAATATTACTGAGGAAGATCGTGATGGTATGACAGTTGAAGAGTTTGTAAATAAGCAAGTATTTGAATTAAACCATATGTATATGCTATCGGGTACTTATACCTTGGTTAGAGTGGCGGGTATCAAAATGGTAGATGTAGCTCCAGGAGATTTATACAGACAATATGCTGCATTTTTTAATGCTAGATATGAATTTACTGGATTAGATGATTGGCAAAGAGAAGCTGAAGCAGATTTAGCTTTTCTATTTAAGAAGAAGCCAGAAGAGCCTATTGCTTGTGGAGTTGCAAACTTAGATGCAACACGAGGAATTGATAAAACAAGAGGAATTACTCAGTGTTTTCATAATAGCACTTTCCAAGAGAATGCAACTACGAGATATTACCAACGTGCACATGAAACATTTGCACATGAAGTAGGTCACCTACTAGGGGCACAACATGAGTACAGAGACGCGAATCAACCTGGTATCTTTGAATACTCATTCGGGTATAACTTATCAGGCTATAACCCCCAGTCAGACAACGAAAACTACGAAGGATTGTGGGGAGGATACGGAAGCATCATGTCGTATGCAGACTTACCCACAGGAAGATTTTCGGATTACAACGCACGATGTGAAATACCGGAAACTGGCCAGTCTGTACGCCTTGGGACGGTGGGTGGATGTTTCTGTTTAGAACCTATAGAGCAGCGACCCCCTCCTACAAATAATGCAGAAAGTATACTTCGTACTCGTTGGATAATCAGTCAGTTACATGAAATGGAGCACGGTATTCAATTCTCTACTCCAGTAGAACTAGAACTAGAAGAACAAGATATTTGTTTGTTCTAATAAAAAGGGGCGTTAGCCCCTTCTTCTTATGCGAAACTTTTTAACATTTGTCTAAATCCTGCAGCGTAAATACGCCGTCTTTTTCAATGACATACGTTGCTATTTCAACAAACGTACCTGTATTAACTAAATCATCAGAGACATAAGGCATATGAGTATGGCCGTACACCACAACATCACTATTGTTTAGATGCCTCAACTTGTCATCAATTGAAAATGCTTTGTTAATGGTGTTCTTAACTTTATCCTTACACCACTTGCTCAATGACCAGTATTTCATGCCAAACAGTTTTTGAATTCTAGCGACGAAGGTGTTTAAGTGTAAAAGTAGATTATAAAAGAAGTCGCCGACTGATTGTAGCCTGTGCGATACAGAGTCAAACTGGTCACCGTGAACGCAAGTTATTTTCTTTTCCCCAGACTCATATTCGTACTGTCTACACAATTTGATACCGGCGAGTTTGCCTGTATACTCCTGTAAATGAAACAACGGATAATCATGATTACCGATAACATAGATAACTTCAATCTTCTTTGCTAGCTTGAGAACTTTTTTAAGAAATGCGGTATGATGCTCGTCCCAGTATGCTCGCTTCATCATGTTTTCAATATCAAATATATCACCAACAAGTATTAGTCTATCGAACTTTTCATTCTCTAGTACGTCAGCCGCATCTTTTGCTCTTGAGAATTTAAATCCAATATGTACATCACTCATTAGTAGTGTTTTCATATATTACTACCTATGTAAAAAACCGAGACTAAGCTCGGTTTTCAATCATTTTTTCTAGTGCATCGACATTTAAGTCTGAGTATATTCGATCTACATCTACTTTTGTAATTCGCGGAGTTAGTCCCTTCGGCATTCCTACGGCTCTTCGTCTTTGAAGTTCGTACTGTGCCGCTACCTCCGCTTTTCGCGCTGTGTTGAATACACCAAGTACATATCGAAAATCACTAATTGGGTTTTCCATCGTAACGAGATGTAGCTTCGTGTGAGCTGCTTCACTATAACCATTTTCTTGGTTTTCGCGACTCATGATGACCGTACTCGAGGCGAGTTCGGCTTACGCTTTGCACGATAGCTACCATGAGAGGTAGTTTTCTTACCTTTATACTTCGCTTCCATTTTAAACTTACGAGTCAGAACGGGGTCGTAGATAAGTGTTTTAGCCATAAATTCTTACTCCTTCTAAGGTAATATAATAAAGATACTGTTTGTCGTAGCGATTCAAGCTATCACACTCTCGAATCGCGTCATAATAATCTTCCCAGGCGCTAAGAAGTCCAATGTCAAAACCAAAGTCGCACCATACTGCATACTTATAGGTCATTCTGAAATATAAGCATCCCATTCTTCTGGAATCATACCAGAGATGAGAAACTCGCGTTCGTCTACTGACAAATGAGGCATTACATCTTGAATCAACTCACCATTATGCCAGCGTTCAATCTGCTCATAAGTTACATCAATGTCTATGGCTCGTACTACACCAGTGAAAATGTTTTCGCGTCTTACAATCATATACACCTCCCATTTCTTAAAACATATTATAGCAAAGTAAAAACGAAAAGTCAAGAAGTTTTTTCATAATGCTACCCTGGAATGGTAGAATATTTTTTTGTTTCCTAAAACTTTTTTAATAAATACTATTCGATGACCTAGGCAAAAAAGATACTTTACTTATGCCAAAATGTGTGATAAAATATATACTAATTGTTAAGCAATGAGGTCAATCGCTTTTCTCACTAACTAGATGCTGACAAAACATAATGCAGCTATTGTGTGCATAACCAACGCCGGAGCATTAAAGCCGAAGGCGTTGGGTTACACGGGATATCTGCAAGATATGTAGAAGTCAGCGATAACCACGCTACGATTCATTCTAATATCGTACAAATTATGTGTCACTTACGACCAATCGTTAATGACCCCGTTAATCAAATAACTCATTAACGATCCCGCCTCAACTTTCCTCTAATTCGTACTAAAAATTCGTCTTTTAATAATCAACTCAACGTGGCCCAATTTCGAATGAACCGCTTTTAATCGTAAAATAACTACTTTAATGGGTTTTTAATGATTTTGGGAAATTTGTCGTTAGGGCTGATGGTTTTGATAGAATTTTTCTAGAGTTGAATAGAATTTTTCTAGAGTTCAATAGATTTGCTATATTGCTATTTGCTATGACCCCGTTGAGACCCCTGTTAAGGATTACCAGAGTCCTAGGGATTTAGCATTTCCTGCTATAATAAAGAAGCAAGTAATGACGTGTAGCAGCCACCAGAACGTTCTAATGCCTGCCACCACATCACTCTCCGTTGCAGAGTTACTTACTTTTTCTCCCAGGCTCCTTGCCCAGATTCTCCACCACTTTTTCACTCTGATAGGACTTTCTCGATTGTTTTGAGAGTTGCTTTTGGAGCTTTCTCGAGACCAGCCAGAGACTCACTCTCAAGTCCCAAACATTCGGCAATACTTTCAACAATCTCCACTTTAGTAATAGGGTTCTCACCAGCCTTAGTCTTATAGACCTCGCGGCGATACACGCCTTCGCGTGATAGTTTGCCAATGACTGATTTAACACTTTTACTGAATTCATCTGCTAGCTCCTCTACCGTATTCCTTGATGGATTGGTTTTGTACCGCTCGATCATATACTCAGTTTGATCTTTTGTATAATTCACTGCTTAGTCCTCGTCGGGTGTAAAAATAATTTCCAGTTCTGGTTCTTTAATAACCATCTTGTAGGTACCATCTGATTGCAGTTCTGGTACTACATTTTTAGAGTAGTTTAGAAACTCGACGGGAATGTTTTCACCACCAATTTTCCTAGCAAGCTCCAGGACTACTTCGTCATAGAACTTTTCTAACTTGCCACATTCTTCTTCCATGAAATTAAGATTAGCATAGGCATCATCTAAGTGCCCCCAAATCTCACCCAGAGTATCTTGCAGTGTATGGAGTTTATCCATCAATGCTCGTGTTTCTGGATCTTTTGGAGTTCGCTTGCGTGATGCAAAATCGATTATTTCTCCCATAAGTTATCTCCTACTAGGTACGTTGCGTATTTCAGCATAGAATTTTCTCCCCAAATTTTTACTCTTATAATTCTCTCATACTTTGAGAAAAATGTCAAGAATTATTTTCAATCACGCATAAAAAATGGCCGAAGAGCAGTTAACTCTCCGACCATTTGAGGGTAGTTTTATTGGTTTACCAACCCCCTACTTCCTTCGCGGGTCTAAGTAGGTAGACCCTATTTCTTATAACACTTGAAAATGGTATGCTCCTGCCTCTGTCATACCTCGTTACGTCTCATGAGTTCCGCAACGACCGCTTTTGTTTTTTGATGACCCAGTAAACAACTGCCATTAAAAGAATACTGGAGGATACAATATACCGCTTGTTCCATCCGGGTGAGTATATAGTTACTACACTAACTAGCCGCAGTTTGATTATTGTGGTGCTGAGCTATTACCACACCTCATAGCTACTGAGGGCTTATGCAAGCATGACGGCTTGCAAGAATAAGGGTTGGGGCTCCGGATAGGCTAGTCAACTTTCACCGGGATCTTTACTGCCTTATCGCGAGCGATGTGCGCTTTAAGCGTCCTTGGCTTCCCCAAATTTGAAAAGATATTATACTTTGAAAAACCACAAAAAGTCAAGAACTATTTTTTTATTGGTCAATATCAATCCTTTGAAAAACAGATCCATCGAAACGTGACTCCCAGACAGTATTTGCACGCTCAAAAGCAGTAATCCAAGTAGGAAATACTTCTTTCCGCTTACACCAGTCCCCAGCAGCATTTCTTCCATCAAATTCAACAATTACGCCATTGTCAGCAAAAATCAGTTGAAGTCCTTCTATTTTCATTTCATCATCCATTATGCTTCCTCCATTACAAATTTCTTTGCCTTACTGAGACTTGGAAAAAATGCCACATTGGTCTCACCAAACTGTCCTTGCCAACGTGCACCATTCTCCATGGTGACTTGGAATCCTTGGTGTGGTATCTTGCGGATCACAGCCACCCTGTTGTCGGCTTGTGTGGCAATCACCGTCTTCCAGGGACCTTGTGATGCGCTAAACTCCATCAGGATATTCCCTCTCGCAAACTCTGAAGAAGGTTTTGGTACTGACCAGAGGTCAGATGCAATACACAACTACAATAAGCCTCTAAGCTAGCCCAGTTGCCTTCTTCATAATATTCTAGTATGATACTATGCTCAAACTCACCTAAAGAATGCCAGGCCTGGTCTTGCTCATACCCAGACTTTTTGGCAGCTTTCTTACGATCAACCATGACGTTTGCACGGTTGAACTTATGTGCATTTTTAGCAACAAAATTGTTTTTCATGGCATCCTCCTTTTGAAAGCACACTTAGCAAATGCACTTACAAAAGAAACAGGAGGCAGATGGGCTACCTCCTGGGCTACAACTCTTAGCTGCTAGAGCCAAGAGCTGCAACGAGTGCTTCCAAGTCTTGCTTGTTAGCCTTGACTAGGGAAGGCAGTTCAACACCGACGGCAGCAACGATCTCAGCGACCAGAGCTTCCTTCTTAACTACAGGCTTGCCAGTCTTAGTGACACGAGCAGGAGCCTTGTAGATACCAAGCGTAGACAGCTTAGCGATGATAGAGCGAGGGGTCTTGCCGAAACGCTCAGCCAGCGCATCAACAGTGTCACGAACTGGGGCAGCTTCGTACTCAGCAACGATAGCATCAACCATTTCGTCAGTGTAGTTTACAACTTTAGTAGCTTCAGACATAAATTTTTCTCCCGAAAATGTTTGTTTCCCAACTTTTGAAAATATATTATAGAACAGTTTTAGCATCTTGTCAACAACTTTTTTAACTTTGGTAGTAATTCTTTTGAAGTCTTTTCCCAACCTTTCGAGCTTCTACTTCCCAAGGTGCATTCCAGTACTCTAAGCTGTCAGTATCTTGGAAATCGCCAGTATACCAACTACCCAGCCAGTATACTCGAGTTTCGTCCTCGTCTCGCAAATAGCCCATAGCGTATTGAATTACGTGCTGCAACTCATGGAACAGAGTTTCCACTATATCGTGTTCGTCTTGATACCCGTCAATATGCACAATATACTTATCATCAGCATCTATGCATGAACCTGAGGCATAAGGCGTCCCTACTAGGCGAAAATCAATATGCACATCAAGTTTGTAGAGGTTCATCTTACGAAAAGCATAGTGAAAAGCATGACGTACAAGGTGTCGCTTACGCTTAGTCCATGTATTTTTTGCTTTTGTTATGTACTTTACTTTAGTCGTCAAGTTT